ATGGGAATCAGAAATAGAGAGGGCAGTCTGTACATGGCTACCGGGATCGACAACTCCGGCTTGTACGAAGGAAAACGCGAGGCTATGGGAATTATCAAGACTCTGGCAAGCGAGATCACCTCTTTTGATATATTTGGCGGTATCGGTATCAGTGCGGCAACGGCCTTCGCCAAAGCAGCTAAAAGCTCATACGACTTTGAGAAAGAGTTCCGGAAGAACATGCTTGAGGTTGCTACTATTTCCACTCAAGTAACAGACGATATGACCGGTTTTATGAATCAGGTTATGTCCATAACCCAAGAGATACCGATCAAAGCTCCGGAAGCAGCCAAAGCACTCTATAGCATTGTTTCCGCCGGTCATGATGGGGCGGATGGTATGAAGATTTTAGAAGTTTCGGCCAAGGCTGCAGTGGGAGGGCTTACGGAAACGGAAACGGCCGCCGATGCCATTACGACAATCCTGAACGCTTATAAGATGTCAGCGGAGGAGGCCGGTACAGTCTCGGATCAGCTTTTTACAACTGTCCGATTGGGTAAGACTACATTTGGCGAATTGGGAGCCTCCATAGCTCAGGTTGCACCTATTGCGGCCGCATACGGGATCAGTATCGATCAGGTGTTGGGTGCAGTTGCTTCATTGACCAAACAGGGAACTCCGACTGCACAGGCAATGACTCAAATCCGGGCTGCTATCCAGGGCACTGCTGGGGAACTTGGAGATGCTGCATTCCAAGGCCGTACTTTCCAAGAGGCATTGCAGTTGATTAACGAGAAAGCCGGCGGTTCCGCTTCCAAGATGAAGGAAATGCTCGGTACGGATGAAGGGTTGGCCGCTACATTGGCATTGACCGGAAAGAATGCTAAGTCGGCGGCGAGTGATCTTGAAGAGTTGCAAAGCTCTTTAGGGGCTACGGAAGCCGCGTTTGAGAAGATGAAAGATGCTGCAGATAATCAGCTTACATTGTTGGCAAATAATGTACAGGCCTATTTGCGTCCTTTGGGAGAGAAGATTCTGAAAGAAGTCTCCAATATTGCCAAGACTTTTAATGAAGCATTTGAGAATAACGATATAGAAGGTACAATATCAAACCTTGAATCGTTGGTAAAGAATGCAGCTGGAGCTTTTCTTTCATATAAAACAGCTATTTTACTGGTTCAGGTAGCTCAACATTCGTATGTAAAATCATCTGCCCTAAGCCGATTAGCGACAATTCAACATACTACCGCCACAGCACTGCTTACTGGTGCTTTAAGAAAACAGGCTGTTGCTATGTTGGCGGCAGGAAAGGCAGCTCTTACAAATCCGTATGTATTAGCTGTGGCAGGTGTTACTGCTTTGGGATATGCAATATTCAAACTTGCGACACAGGCGACAGCTTCGGAAAAAGCATTGGATGCTCATAATAAGAGAGTCGCAGAAATGAGAGAGTGGTCTGATGGCATGAGAAGTCAGACGGAAGAAATGTTAGGTGTTTTGCAAGATGAAAATAAATCTACTTTGCAAAAGGTAGAAGCCTATAAAAAATTACAGGAGCTTTATCCAAATGAATTAAAGAATCTATCTCTGCAGAAATTTCTTCTAATGGATATGGTAGAGGTCAATCAGATGCTATCCAAGTCAATCGATGATCGTTCTATGGCGCAACAGCGAGCAACTGTGAACTCTCTGGAGGATGAGATGAGCCAAAACAGCAAACGAATTTCTCAGTTAGAGAAAAAAAGTTGGATTGATACCAGTTTGTCAGAGGCATTAGAATTGCGTCGTCTTCGTAAAAGAAATGAGCAATTGAAGATAGAATATGATAAAGCTGTAGAAATTGTTGTTGAAGGTTTGAAGAATCGTACAAAAGCAGAGGTCTTGGCAAATAGTTCATCAAAACAGACGGAACGGAAGACTTCAAAGCCTGTTGATAAAAAGGAATTCGAAAAGCAAAAAAAACTTCAAAAGGAGCTCCTTGCCCTTCGCCGTCAGAATCAGCAATCCGAGATAGACCTGATGAAAGAAGGTTCCGACAAGAAGATCGCCCAGTTGAACCTTGATTATGACAGAGAGTTGGATACTATCCGTGCAAGAGAAAAAGAATGGAGAGAGGCACAAGGCGGGAAGTTGACCAAAGAGCAGACGATTGAGATCCGAATGGCAAAAGTTAATGCTGGGGCCAAATTAGGAAATGCGACATCTGATGTTATTCATGAGCAGATTGAAGCAGAAGAACGTGCCATGAACGAGTATCTGAAAGAATATGGCTCATATTTGGAAAAGCGTCAGGCTATCACGGAACTTTATAGTGAGAAGATAGCAAAGGCTCTTACCTCTGGCGAGAAACTTTCTCTTGGCGAGGAAATGAAGAAAGAGTTGGCAGCAGTGGACGATGAAGCACAAAAGAGAACATCTATTATCACCAGATTATTTGATGATATGAGTAAAAAGAATATCTCTGATATTCGTGCTATCGCGAGCGAAGCGGAAAACTTCTTGACATTCTTGGAAAGTGGGGAATATTCATCTGATAATTCCTTTGGTATTACCGAAGAACAATTTGATATACTTCGTAAATCGCCGGAGCAGCTAAAAGCAATTAAGGATGAAATAGCTAACGTACGCAAGGAGGCCGACCAAATGGAAACCTCTTTCAATAAGGTTTCAAATGGACTGAAAAAAGTATTTTCTTCAGGTAATAACACAAGAGTGTTAAAAGAAGGTTTGGCTGAAATAGAAGAGGGAATGAACGAAATCATGCAAGCTGGGCAATTCCTTTCCGGTACGTTCTCGAAACTTGGTGATTCGTTTGGTGGTGTATTCGGTGGAATAGCGGAAGGTTTCAGTGTGGCTATGGACACTGTAAGTTCTGCAATAAGTGGTGCGAAAGCCGGTTCCATGTTCGGACCGATCGGTGCGTCTGCCGGTGCTGCCATTGGCGTAGTTACCTCTTTGGCCGGTGCCATCGCCAAGATCCATGACAAGAAGAACGAGAAACGTATCCAGCGGTTGCAGGATCAGATCGACACATTAGATAAATCATACGAAAAACTGGATAAATCCATTCAGAAGGCTTATTCGAATGATGCTTCCCGATTGATTGACCAGCAGAACAAACTTTTGGAACAACAGAAGCTTCTTATCCAGCAACAAATCCGTGAAGAGCAGGATAAAAAGAAAACCGACGACAACCGTATCAAGGAATGGCAGGATCAAATAGATGAGATTAACCAAGCTATTGCCGATAATAAGGAAAAGGCCGTGGATGCCATCTTCGGGGAAGATTTAAAATCTGCTATTGACAACTTCGCAAGCGCACAAGCCGAGGCATGGGCTTCCGGTGAGGACCGGGCAGAATCGGCAAAGGATACTGTCAAAAAGATGATGCGGCAGATGGTCACAGAATCCATCAAGGCTGCAACGGAATCTTCCGGTGCAATGGAGAAGATTCGTGACAAGCTGAAGGAGTTCTATGCCGACAATGTCCTTTCCGGTTGGGAGCAGGACTATATCTATAATATGGCGGAAGAACTGCAAAAAGAGATTGACAGGCAGTTCGGTTGGGCTGATAGCTTGATGAAAGACAAGGTAGAAGAACCGGAGAAAGAAGATGTTTCCGAAAATACCCTGAAAGGTGCGTATGCCAAAGCCTCCCAGGAAAGTATCGACCTATTGGCCGGTCAGACCGGAGCCGTCCGTATCCTGTTAGAAGATATTCGTGGCGGCATGCAGCCGATCCGTGAACAAATGAAACAGATTTATGATATGCAGTCTAAGGGCTGGGAGGATGTAAGGGTTATCCGCGAATTATCAGACAAAGTGGAAAAGAATACCGACCGGATCGCCGAGAACACGCGAGAGATCAAAGAGGTTGCCGGCAAGATATCGGAGAACACCAGGGGCACGGTTAATGCTTTGGAAGGAACTATCAACGTAAAAGTAAAAATGTAACATGATGGATATGGATAAAGAGTTTTTTGAGATAGCAAACCGGTTAGGTGCCTGCCGTCTCTTGCATGGCACGGAAAACAAAGAAGAGCTTATGCGGCTTCTACTAACACCGCAGGGTACGGAGTTCTGCACAAAGAATAATTTCCCGTCTATGGTACAATTACGGGAGTTCCGGGGCAAGAAGGCTGAAAGCATGGGAATCTATATTGAGACGGACGTGGAACTGACAAATCCGGTGAAGGTATTCCTGGCCGGTTCTAAGGCAATCCTTCATTTTGATACGATCGGTCGCTACAACGTAATCCTGATGCACGGAGCAGAGGCCGAGATTCATGCGAGTAACTATGCTGTGGTGTTCGTAAAGAACGCTGGCGGTAAGGTAATAACTCATAAAGACCATACAGCACGTGTATTATGACAATAGACGGAAAAGACATATATACTGAATGGGGATGTAAATTATTGGAAGGTTCTTTTGATGATCTTCTGAAATACCCCAAACGTAAGGCAGTCAAATATAACAACTGGGCGGAAGCCGACGGGATCGATCCTGATCTGTCGATAGTGGAGTTCGAACCTAAAACCGTCAAGTTGAAATTCCTCATGAAGGCAGAAACGCTTGAGCAGTTCTGGTCCGGGTATGGAAAGTTTGTTGCTGATCTGTCCGCACCGGGCTATCGGGAATTCAATCTTATTGCCGGTCTGACCAACCGCTTACGGTTCAACGCCGGCTCTTCTCACGAACAGCCTGTGCCGTTTAATGCAGGGGAGAACGTATCTGTGTTTGAACTTTCTTTTGTCGAGGACAACCATGCCATTTATCCGGCAACTCCGGCCGGCGGTATTGGGCTTCGCGGGCAGTATGCGATTAATGGGATAGACTTTGCAGACTTCGGTATAGGATCGGACGATAACCAGGAGGACATCTTGAAATATCCTGCGGTTAAGGCGCCGTTCACCGATGGCCGTACGGTAGACCTTTCGACAATCAAAACCCAGCATCGGGAAATAAAACTATCCCTTTGGATGTTGGCCGGCAGTGTGGAAGAGTTTCTGAATAACTATCGGGCGTTCTTTAGCCAGATATCCGGTGTAGGAAATCAGGAATTATATATTAAGACGTTGGATGGTATCATTCAGGTGTACTATACGGATTGCCCGTCCTTTTCTGTGGAAGTCTGGCTGGAGAACCGGATAGGGGCGAGACTCACTATTTCTGTAGTTGCCCCTGTAGTGAGTTGGGTGGATGCCGGTGGTGATGTTCGTTACCGTGTGCTGAAAGATCCGGATTTGGGGTTATTGGCAGATGAGCAAGGTAGAATAATAATTTTCAATTGATATGGCAGAAGAATTTGAAATAATCAGGGCTAATTTGCTTCCGGCAGCCGGAACAATAACCGATAATGATATGATCCTGATCATTCAGGGGGGAAGGCCTAAACGTGCTTTGCCCTCTGCAATGAAAGGGAAACAGGGCAATCCCGGCCTTAGTGCGTTTTTAGGGATAAACGATAAATACATCCTTTGGAAACAAGGAGCTAATGGTGCTTGGCAGAATCTGTTGGAAATTGAAAAGATTCGCGGTCCAAAAGGGGAGAAGCCTGTCTTTCGAAAGTTGAACGGAACGCTTCAAATGAAATACGAAGGTGAGCCGGATAGCGCATACGTGAATATTTTCGACCGTGAAGAATTGAAAATGAAGTTTTCCGATCTGACGCCAGCAGAAGTGGAACAATTGAAACTGCATTTTTCTGATCTGACAGAGACTGATAAGGCCGAACTTATGAAGCCGGCAACGGATGCGGCAAAAGAGGTTCGTGAACAGATGTCCCAAATTAAGGAGGAAGCTAATACTGCTATTTCGAACGTAAACACCGCAAAAGTGAGCGCAGAGGCTGCAACCAAGGCTGCAAATGATGCCGCAGCTTTAGCTAATTCCGCAGCCGGTCAAGCCACAAAATCTGCCGGAGACGCTGATGCAGCTACCCAATTGGCTGTTGCTGCCGCTGCATTGGCGGAGGAAAAAGCCGGTATAGCCAATACCGCTGCCGGGAATGCTGATACCGCAGCAGCTTCTGCCAATAAGGCAAAGGAAGAAGCAGATAAAGCAACAGTTGAAGCCAATACAGCCGCAGGAAAGGCTAATGATGCCGCAGCAAAGGCTGACACGGCAACATTAAATGCCAATACCGCAACGGATAAAGCGAATGAAGCAGCATCCTCGGCTACGACAGCCGCCGGGAAAGCCAATACGGCAGCCGGGCGTGTGGATGATACCATAGCTTCTGCTGAGACTGCTACAAAATCGGCGACGGATGCAGCTTTGGCCGCAAACACGGCAAAAGAAAATGCAGACAAGGCGGCAAATACAGCCAATGTTGCCGCTACTCTGGCCAATGAAAAGGCAGGACTGGCAGATACCGCGGCTACTTCGGCTAATACTGCAAAAGAAAATGCCGCAACTGCTACCGGTAACGCCAATGCCGCCGCCGAACGAGCCAATGCGGCTGCGGCCGGTGCGGAAGGATTAGTTAAAGGCTTTCAGTCCGATTGGCGTGTTACCGATCCGACAGATCCGAACTATATTAAGAATAAGCCAGATATCCCGGAGTGGGCGTTAAAACCAGAGGCACCTGATTCGTTCCCCGAAGCCCCTGTCGACGGCAAGACATATGGACGGAAAGATGGTGAATGGTCGGAAGTCAACTCTGCGGGCAACATGGATGGCGGTATAGCTTTTTCCGTCTACGGTGGTGCTCTTGTAATGGATGGTGGTAGTGCAAACGATTAAACATAATAATATGGCAGTAAAAATACAATTAAGAGGCGATACCAAAGCGAATTGGTTGCTAACGAATCCGGTTATCAGTCAGCGCGAAATGGTGTTGGAAACCGACACCGGAAAGTATAAGATAGGCGACGGTGTAGCCCATTATGCAGACTTGTCTTATCATGGAATAGACGGCAAACCCTCTCGAGTTTCGGACGATGGATTTTGGGAAATATACAATCCTGCAACGGATGAGTATGTCAAGACATCTCATAAAGCTGTTCCGACGGAAGTACAGGTAGTGGTTAAGACGAATGATGCTACTACTTATATTCTGACGTTTACTTATGCTTCTGGTAGTTTTGATACGCCGAATTTGCGTGGTCAGGACGGAGCGACTTACGATGACACGTCTATTCGCAACACATTGACCTCCTTGCAGAATCAAATTAATGGGCTTGTTTCCGGCAATGCTTCAGTTGCGATCGAATCGTTTAACGAGATCATCGCATTCCTGGCTAACGTGGAAGATTCACAAACGTTGGCTGGTATAATTGCTGGGCTGAACCAGAGCATAGCGAACGTCCAGGCTGCGATCCCGACAAAGACCAGCCAGCTGGACAACGACGACAATACAGTCAAGGATGCGAACTACGTGCATACCGACAATAATTATAGCAGCGAAGAGAAGACAAAAGTATCAGATTCTTTGCGGTTCAAAGATGTCACCGTTGCAACGACATTGACCGGCCTCTCGATAGCCAACTATTCGATCAAGGTAACCCTCTCCTCCGCCAGTGCGTTGTCATTCGCTTCGACCCCGTACGAGGGCTGGGAGTGCATGATAGATATTAAGAATAACGGTTCTTCTGATATTACGCAGGCACTACCCAACGCTACCGGCTGGCAGTGTGATGAAACGAGCATGACGATAGCGGCTGGGAAGATTGCTTCTATATCGGTTAGGTATGTGCATGGCACTTATGTGGTGTTGACTAAGGGTAATTAATCAAGGAGGGTGAGAGATGAAACGAAAGGCAATTTTAGGATCAGGACTCCGGTTTGATAAATGGGACGGAACGATTGGGATATCTTTTTCGGGAGGGAGCGGTACGGTTAATGATCCGTATTTGATATCTTCCTGTAAGGAATTTGCCTATTTTGCCAAGTCTGTTACAGATGGCAACAGCTATTCAGGCAAATACGTGTCTCTGATATCAAACCTTGATTTAAACGATGTGGAATGGTCGGGAATCGGATACGGTACCGGAGCTCGAAATACAGCTTCTGGAAATCCTTTTAATGGAGTTTTCGATGGAAATTTCAATGTTATCAGAAATATAAATATAAAAGATACTAACAATTCGCATCAAGGTTTATTCAACTACGTCAGAGGTGGTACGATTAAGAATCTTGTTGTAGAAAACATCTATAGGATAATTAAGTTATACGGTGCGGAAGGCGTATATGCTTATAAAGGATTATTTGGATATTTAGTATCTGGAACAATACAGAATTGTATTTTTAAGGATTTGAGATATGAAATATCATCCTCTGGGATAAAAGGAAATGCGCTAAGTGAAAATATATTGTCTTTAGTTGGCCAAGAATTTGGTAGTAGTACTATTTTGGGCAATATTCTAAATTGTTTCATTTACAATATATCAGCAAAAACAAACAGCAATTTTATTCTTTGCGGTTTCGGCCGTTATTCGGGAAATGAAGGTAAGAACGGTGTAGGGAACAGTTATGTTTCCGGCCTTATATCGACGAATGGCGAAAAAGAAGTTTATCCGGTATGGCATACTTGGAATAATGGTTGTTGTTATGATTGCGGACTTTATTTAAGAACACCTCCTAATGGATTGAGATATCTTTTTTGTTCAGCACCTTTTGCCATATATTCCAATAATAATGTTTATGATAGCTCAATATCTGGCTTTATCAATGGAACAAACGAGGCAAAGGTAGGTAAGACTACCTTTGAGTTTACCAATGGTGTGTACGTTATCTCAGATCAGTATGAAGCCAGAGCGCCTTCTGGAAATACAAGATATTATCCTCAATTAAAAGTTTTCAAGAACAATAAAAGTAGATATGTTCGTGAATTGTCCGAAATGTCTGTGAAAATAACAGTTTAATTATGATATACATCCAAAAACAAATAGGATTCTGGAATCTGGGAGAGGTTCTTCCCGCTTCCTACAATACAGGTACAACGCTATCCGATTACGATAATGGCGCATTCCTTCTGCTTAGTTCCGAACAAGTAGCCTTTCACGAAGCTCACCCGGATGCCGGCCCTATAGAGTGCTGGAACATGGAAATCCCTTCATCTCCGGAGCCGGAACCTGTGCCCAAACCGGATGCGCTGGCAATCGCCCGGCAAGAGAAGCTACAGGAGATAGCCGATCAGGATGAGTTCAGCAACAAGTTCTTCGTATCGGTGACACAGGGAGGCGTTGAAGTCGCCAACCAAGAACTTTGGATTGATAAGGACTTACGCAACTCTTTATATAGTATCACACTCCCGGCTCTCCAGTCAGACGGTGAAACGAAGACGAAGCTCTGGACAACCGGCACGCCTCCCCAATCGATCGAAGTGCCTATCAGCTGGGCTATGGAAAAACTCCCGTTGCTGGAAATTTATGCCAAACGGACATACGACCGAAGAGCGAGCAACGAGGCTGCTGCTTATGCTGCTACTACCGTTGAAGAGATACAGGCTATCGATGTAAAGGCTGATTATCCTCATTTTTTGACGTTTGAACTTAATTTGGATTTGGGGGTATGAAGGAAAGAGTAATGAGCAAAAGTATTGATTCTAAAACACTTCTCTTAGCTCATTTTGATGGAAATTTTAAAGATGCTGTTACTGGTAAGGAGTTCGCTTCTTATGGATCAGGCATCCCAGTGTTGTCATATTCAGAGCATAAGTTTGGTAACGGGTGTGCGACAGGAATAGCAAATTATGAAACGCCAGATTTTTTGTATATAGAAAATGCGGATATCGATTACAATATAACAAAAGAGATCACTATTGATATGTGGATAAAGTGTACAAAATCTGCAAGTTCATCTGGGGTTCGGATAGGAGGCAAGTTGGTGAATGGTGGAGGTTTTTCACAGCTTGGTATCAATATTAATTACGAAGGATATTTTTGCATACTAAACGGGATTTCAGGATCCTTTTGGCAATTAACATCAAAAGTCTACAAAACACCTATTGATTCCAAGTGGCATCACTTTGCTTTGGTTTGCAAAAATGGGACGGTCACACTCTTTCTTGATGGGAAAAAGATATATACAACAACAAGGACGATATATTCCAAGATCGGAAATATGACATGTTTGCTTTGCGAAACTGGAGTTTTTATTGACGAATTAAGGATTTCAAATGTAGCGAGATATGAAAACGATTTTATTCCACCAACTAAACCATATTAATATGACAACAACAATCAAACAAACGGTAAACTCCGACCTGCTAACCCTGTTGGCGATCGTATCCTGCGCTCTCGTAATGGCAGCGCAGTCAATCAGTGTACCCCACTATATGCCAACCTCTAAGATCGAGGAAGGCACGATAGTAGAGCGGAACGATAGTATAACAACCGTTGTAATCCCGGACATACGATGAAAAAGAGGATACTTATATCTGCAAAAGATGATGTGCTATATGCTGGCAAAAACTTGGAATTTGCAGGTAGTAATTTCGTTGATACAGGTGTAAAGCTATGGGATAAGTCAAAAGATTTCACGTTCCTTATATCTTACCAGTCATATATGGCTGGCGGGGATAATTATTATACGATTTTCGGTTCGGAATATGCAAAGAGTCCATATCCGGGATTCATGATAGATATGGATACAACATGGTATGGAGGCAACCCCGTTTTAGGGAGAGCCGGAGGATGCGGAAATGTTATCACTCCACATCTTAAAAGCATGAAAGATGGCAAACGATGCATAGTCTTGCAAAACAAAGGGAAAACAAGAACCCTATTTAGCGATGACAAGTATCCTACGGGGATAGATATAACACCGCCATCTTTTTATACTCACACGCAAAATGCGTTATTGGGATGCGCCCAAACAACAAGCGGTACCAAGAATAAATTTTGGAAGGGTATTATCTATACATGTACTATCTGGGATAAAGTCCTTACCTACCAGCAGATAAAACTTTTTATGGATAGAGAAATGAACAATTAAACCGAGTATAGAGATGAAGAGGAGTTTGATGGAAAATAGAGAAAAGAAGCTGTTTTTGAAGCGGTTTTATCCGGCAGGGAATTATACTTGGACGGTTCCGGCAGGATGCACGGAGGTGGATGTATTCTTAGTTGGCGGCGGTGCAGGTGGAGATAATGAGAGCGGAGGCGGGGCGGGTTACACTAAGACCTTTAAAAAAGATAAAACCGGTTGGCGCGATGGTGATGCTGTCGTTGTTACGCCAGGTGAATTAATTAACGTAATAGTAGGCAAAGGCGGTTCTTCAAAACAGAGTGGTTCTTATAGCCAATTCAAGAATAGTAATTATAGAGTTGAAGGAGGATTGTCTGCAATGGATTCCGGTGGTCATTGGGCAAATGGAGGCAATGGCGGCTCTGGTGGAGGTTCCGAAGGATATGTAAAAAGCAATGGTGGATCAGACGGTTCTAATGGAACTGGCGATAGAGAAGGGATAGGACAGGGTCACACTACTCGCGATTTTGGAGAGCCTGACGGGAAAAGGAATGCAGGAGGCGGAGCTGGCAGGAATGCGTACACTGGGTATACTGGAGGAGTTGGAGGCGCCTCTGATTACACCGAAGGAAAAGGTGAAGGCAATCAAGGTGGTGGCGGATATGGAGGAGGTGGTTACTCTGGTAATAGAGGTGGCGACGGCACCGTCCTTCTCCGCTACTGGGCTTACGAAGAATAATTTAATATCTAATTCGTGCTGTAAAAATGTGAACCAAAGCCGCCTCCAAGCTATCACGGGTAGGAGGCGGCAAAAAAGAAAATTAGGGGACCGAAGGTCTCCGATGGCAAAGTTAAACAATAAAGATTGAAAATCATGGTGTTAGTAATTATTTCTTTCTTGATTATCGCTGCTTATACAGCGGCGGTGTGTATAAAGACGAAGGGTGTACCCTATTCGATCAGCGCGACATTCTATAAGCTGGATCATAAATTGATCTTCGGAGCCTCAATGTGCCTAACGGCAATGTTCCTGTTCCCTGCCGTCTGGGAGCTAAGTACAACCTTCACCATGCGGTTATTAGCGGTTGCAGCCTGTATCGGCCTGATCGGAGTCGGGCTTGCTCCCGATTTCAAAGACGCTTGGATAAACCGGATTCACTGCGGCTCGGCGGCATTGACCTTAATCGCTTCTCAGCTATGGGTAGGCTGTACGCCTTTCTGGTGGGTGCTTATTCCGGTGTGGCTGGCTTTTATCGTTTACATGGTAATAGGCATGGGCAAGCATATAACTGGTAATATCTGGCAAGACTTTGTATCGACGAAACCTATGTTCTGGTGTGAGGTTGGAGCATTGCTTGCGGTGTACACTACGTGTGGACTTGCATTTAAACTGCTTAGCTTTTAGAAGATTTTATTCATAATAAAATTATCTTTGTACAGACTAATTACACTAATATTATGGATACACAAATTATTGAGACGGTCATACAGGCCTCATTAAATGAAATGTTTAATATAGGAAGTGAGTTTAAGAAGAATCTAATTAATGAAGCTTTAAATACAAAAATCATATTTCCTTGTAAATGGAAAACGAATGAACCCGTAGGAAATAGAGTGAGTGAACAAGAGGCACGATTTATATTCATTAATTATCTTGAAAAAGAACGAGGATTTGATGGATATTATTCCGTAGAAGCTCCAACTCGATATAAATATCGATTTTATGGAGAAAAAGAACCATATGTTGATATTATTGATAATCAGGTAAATTGTAGTTCTGCAAGTGTGGATGTTTGTTTGTACAATAAAAATCTTGAAAGAGTAGGTTTAGTAGAGTTTAAAGCTCACAATGTGAATTGGTTCAGTATTCAAAAGGATTTATTGAAAATACTGATCGAAGGAAAGGGAGATTGCTTTTTTGTCCATGTGCTAGAAAGCAGTAATAAAGGGACATTATTTTCATTGAATAAAGATAAATATCTCGGCATCGTAGATAAATATAAAAAAACTATTGCTGCTATATATAGTAAATATAAAAGTAATATACGAGCAAATCGTATAATATTTTACATAGGAGATATCAAAGAGAAAAAAATAACAAGGATGATGATTTCATTAGATGATATAGCTAAGGGTAACTATAGTAGTTTGCAATAAAAGTATTTCTGCCTTTATATATTAAAACACGACAACCGGTAAAATGTCATATATCTGGTTGCCGTGTTTTTTATTGCCTAAAAATAAGTAGGTTATTTAGCAGTATGGAAATAAAGCGCGGAAATACAGTAGTTTGTGACGTTTATCTAAAGGATAACTCATATGTAATCGAGGAGATCATGGGAGAGCATACTCTTACCCTGAATTTCCTTTCCCGTAACGTTGTGGACCTTAAGATCAACGACTATATAGTCTTTGAAGGGACAAAATACAAGATCCGGCATAACGAGAAAGTGACGAAAAGAGAGACTTCGCTCGGCTGGGAGTATACCGTTATGTTCTATTCATCGAAATATGACCTTTTGGATGTAGAGTTTTTCCTTCATGGTAGACCTGAGCGAAAGAAGAACTTCGACTACTATACAGGGACTGCGCGTGACTGGCTGGAATTGTTCGTGAAAAATATGAACCGTAGCGGATCTGGTTGGGTAGCCGGCTCTTGTATTGAATCCAGGATGATTACCCTTTCTTTTAAGGATAAGAAAGTCGGGACAGTACTTGACGAACTCATTAAAGAATTGGATACGGAATACTGGATATCTGGTCAGACAATGAATATCGGCAGGAGGGAGTATTCAAGCAACGGCCTTATCTTGGCACAAGGGGAGGGTATGGGTTTTACCGAACTGGAAGTTTCGGCCGTGGATGATACGCCACCGATTACTGTCCTTTATCCCTACGGATCGGATAAGAATCTTGGACCGGACTATGGTAACGACTATCTCCTGCTACCCGGTGGTGCGCTTTCTATTGAAAAGAACGTAGAGAAGTATGGACGTATCGAGAAGTCCAAGCAATTCGACCATATCTTTCCGAAAGGAGAGTTTGCCGTAACAGAAAAGATCGACGATTACACTCTGAGAGCTTCCGGTATGGATTTCAATCTTATCGATTGCCTGTTAGATGGGGTAGAAGTAATCGTTACATTCCAGGATGGCGGCTTGGCTGGCTATGACCTTGCTATTGTTGAAGACAGTTGGGACAATGGTTTAAAGCAGTTCAAACTAAAGCAGAATGACCAAGAGAACGCCTTGAAAGTCCCCGGTGATATTAACTTTTCTGTCGGTGACAAGTTTATTCTTATCGGTCTGAAGATGCCGCAAAGCTATCGGGATAAAGCTTCATTACAGCTACAGGAAGAGGCGCAAGCATGGTTGGACGGCAAGTGTGAAAAACGCATCCAGTTACGTGGTAAATGTGACGAGGTTATTTTTCGTCTGCAAAACATCTTTATCGCCTGTGGTCAAATGGTCGGTGTATATTCCGAACAGTTGGATATCGATCGAGAGATTCGTGTTACCAAAGTAAAAAGGTATATCGAGAAAGACGGTACACCTTCATACCGGTATGAACTTACCTTGTCCGATTTTCTTGAATCGAATGGTTTTAAGTATTTGGTGGATGATGTGAATAAAGTGCCGGAAGAGATTGAGGATGCGGTTAAGCCGGTTCGGGAACATACGAAACGTTCATGGCGGGACGTGATGGAAACTTTGGGTATGATGTTTGACCCGGAAGGGGATTATTTCACTGAACTTATCAAGCCGTTGGCCGTGCATACGGCGCAACTTATTGTCGGCACCAATTCCCAGCAGATGGAACTTGTGAGGGTGAAGTTCATCCCGAATGCGGACAATGATGCCAACTATTTCAAAAATACGGCCGGAAAGTTGGTGCACTTTACTGTTAGCGAGGAAATCCGCGAATGGGCTATCCCGGCAGCTTCTTTCCGGCTGAATAATTCGCTTGCCTATTACGTCTATGCCAAATGTCCGAAAGAAGGGGGAAATGGCTCAATATATGTTAGCGAACGGCAGATAAAGCTGGAGGATGAAACAGGATACTATCATTTCTGGATAGGGGTATTGAATACTCCGGAAGATGGCGTACGAAGTTGGCTTCCGAATTATGGATATACCGAGGTAGCCGGCCAGACGATCACGACAGGATTGATAAAGGACAAGTTAGCCCGGTTGGTGATTGATCTGGTGAATGGGACTATAACCGGACCTGTGATATTCAAATCTGGTACATCAGGTTATAACAATATTACAGACAAACCGGATCTATCTGTCTATGGAACAACTACGATGTTAAATCAGATAAAAGATAATCTGCAGAACCAGCTTGACGGAAAGATAGATACCTATTATCAGTCGTCTAATCCATGGAACTCGTGGCCGTCAGGGACGGAACAGGAGCATGTGGGTGACATGTGGTACAATACCTCGACAGGAATGCTTCAAACGTATGTCGGTCCGTCTTCCAATATCTGGCGGGAAATCGTTGATCCGTCAGCAGTCGAAGCCGCGCGCGCCACCGCAGAAGCCGCCGACGTTAAAGCTGACAGCAAACGCCGTGTGTTCACGTCTACTCCCCGACCTCCGTACGATGTTGGCGACCAATGGATCACCTATGGAACGACTGGGGGAAGTATGTTCATCTGCAAGACATCCCGGTCTGGGGGGGCAAGTTACAATCCTTCTGACTGGCAGAAAGCCGATATAGATGGAAATACACAAGTCACAATCGACCGTGGCATAGTGACCGCCTATGGATTCCTGACGTTCGGTTCAACCGCAGGAATGCGTGCTGATGGAACAATCCGGCTATGGTGTGGCGGGACAAAAGATAATCCGACGTTTCAAGTCTCTAACGCTGGAGAAGTGATGGCAAAAACATCCATTCGCCTGCAGAATAACATGGCCGGGCTTACTGGTGTAGGTACAACCGCCACCTCTGTCCGTTTCTGGGCTGGAAGCTCAACCCCTGAAAATGCCCCATTCCGGGTTACTCAAAACGGTATGGCTTACATGTCAGGTGGTAAGATCGGCTACTTTGAGATAGTGAATAACCGGCTGGTATGGGAAGGACGCGACTATTTTGGTGACACCTCTCGTACCATAAAACTTGGATATGGAAGTAATAATGATGGTCTGGTGGATGTCGCTTTCGGAGCTTCGACACAAGGCAGGTTCGGTGTGAAAGCTGTTGGTCGTGCACCTGGATCGGCCGCTATTTATGGCTCCAGCCAATCTACTCAGTCTTATCCGGCAGGTGATTCCGTCTGGGCTGCTTGGTTTGATGGCTACATGTTTTCTGATGGTTATTTTACCAGAAGTCCTAAAGGCAAAGTTAGAGGTGGTCTGAAAGGGGCATATCGAATAGACAATAGTGATACTTGGTTTGTCTTTGACAATGGTATTTGTGTGGCATGTACCAAACCACGTTCTATCGATTTAAACACTGATAATTTTTAAGATATAACATAACAATAAAGGAATGAACTTAACATTGAAAGACCGAGTATTAATACTCAACACCGTGTTACCACAGTTTGACACGAGAAAAAACATGGAACTGAAAGTATCGATAGACAGTAAGATAGCGATCTCGGAGGTTGATCAGAAGCGTATCGTTATCAAAGATATGGGAAGCGGGCAAATCAATATAGGGTTTACCGATGCAGCGGCCATAACGGAAACAACAGATATCGTTTTGACAGACGAAGAACTTCAATATCTCAAACAACGTGTTGACTTCATAGATCGTAATGGCATGTTCTCTGAGTTCACGATGCCGACGTATGTTAAGATATTGGATGAACCACTGATAGAAAAGGAGCAATCAGCTGTATCGGCCCCTCTCCTTTAAAAAGTAGCTTATGTCAGATTAATTAAACAGCAATATTATGATTTGGTTAGTAGTATTATCAATTATTATTATGGGAACTTACACGGCTACGGTCTGTATCAAACAAATAGGAATCCCAGCCTCGATCAGTGCAACGTTTTATAAGTTAAAGCATCCGTATTGGTTTTGTGCTTCCATGTGGCTCACTGCAGGACTGCTCATGCCAGCTATCCTCGAAGTATCTAGGCCGAACACTGAATGGATGGCGTTCTTTGCCTGTGGCGGAATGTTTTTGGTCGGGGCAGCACCAAACTTCAAGGACGATTTTGAGGTAAAAATACATACTGTTGGTGCTATATTATGTATCGCCATGTCACAGTTATGGGTTTCGTTTAATTGTCCTTGGTGTCTGGCTGTCTGGATTGCCTACATCGCCTATACGGTGGTAATGATAAAGAAGCACGTTTCGGACAGCATTATTTCTGATTTTCTTTGGACTAAGCCAATGTTTTGGGTGGAGATCGCTGTGATGGTTACGGTGTATGTAAGTTTATTGGCTAAAATGTAGTAGTATGGAACGTATCATACATCTGAATATCACGCAAGACATCACACATGGCACTACGATTATTTTCATCTGTGCCATCCTTACCATCGTGGCATCTTTTATCGATATGTGGACGGGCATTGATGCGGCGCGAGTAAACAAAGAACCTATTTCAAGTCGGTCGCTGCGAAAGACAATCGCCAAGATCGTAGACTACCTGCGTGTCGTCCTCTTTGCCGTCCTGATTGATGTATTGGGGTTGTTCTTCCCCTGGTATGCGATCCCGTATTGTGCCATAGTGGTAACATTGGGGATATTGCTGATTGAAGGCCGTTCAGTGGTTGAAAACAGTAAAAAGAAAAAGAGTCATGCAGGCGAAGTGGCGGAAATGGTAGTTAAGATCATCGAGTGTGTCCAAGAAAAGGACGCGGAAGAAATAATAAAGGTAATCAAAGAAAAAGGAGGTAAAAATGAAAAATAGCAATTTGCCAAGAGGATTAAGAAACAATAATCCCGGAAACATCCGAATTAATAACGACTTGTTCCAAGGAGAAGTGAGACCGAGTCGTGATAAAGAGTTCAAACAGTTCAAGAATATGGCTTATGGGTATCGTGCAATATTCCGAACACTGCTGACATATTATCGAATATACAGATTAGAAACAATTCGACAAATGATTTCTCGCTGGGCCCCACCGAAAGAAAACAAAACTGAAGCTTATATAAAGGCTGTGTCTGACTACTCTGGTATTGCGGCAGATGACTTTATCAGCTTCAATCGCGAGCAAATGATTCGGATAGTGGCAGGTATGAGCCGCGTCGAGAATGGGAGAGAGGCCGATATGTCGGACGTGATTGCGGGGTGGAATCTACTATGAAAGCCTGGCATGTTATAGTATTGATAATTGGTTTTGCGGCTAGCTTCGCAATAGGTTATCACGTCCGGGGATCTGGTGCAGAAAATGCATCGGTTCGATCTGATACCGTTATTATTGTTGATACGATAATCGAGCGCACCCCGGCTTCAGCACGTGACACTTTGATCCGATATGAAAAACTGGCCGGTGATACCATTATCCGGAAAGATACGATTTATGTTCCTATCGTACAAAAAGAATATGTTACAGATAATTACCATGCCTGGATAAGTGGGTACAAACCATCTATTGATAGTATTGTAGTCTATCCGAAAACGACATATATAACAAAAAAGGTTCCTGCTCGTCGATGGGGACTAGGGGTGTCTGCCGGTTATGGTATAGGCCGGTCCGGTCTGTCGCCCTACATTGGTGTTGGTGTTTATTATAGGATTTGGTGAATTTATTTGATATTAATACTAGTGTGGCCGTCTTACCTGTGAGGGTAGGGCGGGTTTGTTATTGAAATTAAAAGATATTTTTATAGTTGTTCTAATTTGGATGTTTAAATATAATTTGCTTACTTTGTGACAGTTGTAAAATGATTTATTATGGCGTATTTAGAAGATGTTTTTAAAGATTCGGGAGTGCCTACTCATACTTTTGTAGAGCCCAATGAATATACAAAAATAGTGGTTGCATTAAGAACTAAAGGAAGGTGCTTAGTTGTAGAGGGGCCATCCGGGATAGGTAAGACAACTTGTGTTCTAAAGGCGCTTGAGAATACAGGATTAAGCAATACAATTCAAGTATTGACTCCTAGGAAAAAGAAAGATATTTCAGTTATACATGATATCCTAACTAAAAATGAAAACGTAGGAACTGTTATAATTGATGATTTTCATTTATTAACTATTGGTGATAAAAATAGTTTGTCAGATTTGATGAAAACTATTGCTGATGAAGAAAGAGAAGATATAAAATTAGTACTTATTGGTATAAATAGAGCGGGAGATAGTTTGATAAATTTAGCTCCTGATTTAAATAATAGGATTACAACAGTAAAGTTCGAAGTAAATCCCGATTCCAAAATTCTAGAACTTGTAGAAAAAGGCGAAGAAGCTCTTCAAATCGAAATTAAATATAAGGAGCAAATTGTAAAGAGGGCAAATGGAAGTTTCCATATAGCACAACTCCTATGTAAGGAACTCTGCATAATTGCAAAAGTGTTAATGACATTAGATAAAAAAAGAGAGTTGAATACCGATATAAATTATGTGGTTGATAAAATAATGTCTGATTTATCGAGAGTTTTTGAAAATAAAGCTAGAGAATTTGCTATTGGGTCACGATTAAGAAGCAGTGGTAGAGCACCATATTTTCACCTATTATATTGGTTATCCTTATCTAAGGATTGGACAATAAGAATGACTGATATTTATTTGCAATATCCAAATAATAAGGCTAGTATTTCTCAAGTGGCGGATAAAGGTTTTTTGTCGAAGTTAATTAATAATAGTGAAAATATTAAGTCTGTAATTCATTATGATGAATATTCTAAAGTATTGACTGTTGAGGATCCTAAATTTATGTTTTATTTGCAAAATATCAATTGGCATGATTTTGTTAAACGTATAGGGTTTAGTAAGATTAATTTTGACAGTAAATATGATTTTGCGTTATCTTTTGCAGGAGAAGTACGAAGTGTTGTTTCAGAATTATCGATGGTGTTATCTGAAGAATATGAATGTTCTGTTTTTTATGATTTTAACGAACAACATAAAATATTAGGTGAAGATTTGACTGATTATTTTGAGCCAATATATTCATCTGAAGCAGAGTTTATTATAGTCTTTCTAGATAAAAATTATCCTAAAAAATTATGGACTAATTTTGAATCTGATAAATTTAAGAAGCGTTTTGGAGAACATGCTATTATTCCTATTATTTTTAAAGGATGTGAGCCGACTCAATTTGATAAATTGGCTAATATAGGTTACTATACTTTTGATCCGGAAAAGGAATCTAAAGATCAAATTCGAAAAATAGCAGACCTTGTTGTTAAGAAATTAGATGAAAAACGAAGAGAAGGGATTACTGAATGACTATCATGCTAACTTCTATGTTTACAAACGAAAAACGTAAATTTTTTCATAGTTAAGGTTAGAAGCGCCCGGGTAGTGATATCCGGACGTTTTTTTATTAAAGCAGTAACCTCCCATTCTTCTTATCCATCACCGCATTGAAAACACTCTTATAAGTTTCGTACAATTCTTTCCTGCTTTCCAGCCCCGGCCAATCGGCGAAAGACTCTCCAGCAAAAAATTTCCAAGCGAAGATCCGTTTTGCTTTTTCGGATAAGCCTAATTGATCGATTATATTCCGGACATCCTGCATACGTTCGCGGATATACTCGGTACGATCCGGACTGTCGTTGGGTTCGTCGATGATATTCAGCCGTCGCCAATCCACATTCTCATCTACCGGAATAGGCTTGTATTTATGCCGGTAGGGAGATGTGTCTGAGGTAACGTTTAGCTTTATCATTTGTAGGATATACCAGTCAAGTTCGGTATATCTACCTTTTGGGGCTTCCATAAGCCGTGAGAGGAGCTCTGTGGGCTTTTGAAGCAGCATACACATTACCTCGTTCAATACGTCAATAGCTTCGTCTGTCATTCCGGCAAGTGAGCAGTGATACTTAGCGTAATCTAGCCACCTGTCGTAACGTTTCTCAATATATTTATTCAAAGCCTCACTTGCCATAGTCGTCTTTATTTGATATATTTGTTGCTGATTATGAGTGGGTGGCGCTGTGAGGCGCTGCCTTTCTTTTATCTAAGATATTGGAAATAGTTGTTCCATTCTTTTTTAGCCAATTGAGGGGTGAATGAGAATAGGTATCCTAATGATTTTAGGATAATCCCGGCGATAAGAAATAATCCACCTACACATATTGATATAAGAAAAGGAACAGTGAGTATTATTGCTATGATCTTTATGTTTGTTTTCATGCTTATTCCTCCTCTTCGTTCGTATCAAAAAGGTTTGCCATCATATCGACGATATTCGTCTGGATATTATCTTCAGCCCCTAATACGGCGTTACTGATATGCTTCTTTTCTTCTATGATCCGGTATAACTTCTGGTCGATTGTCCGGCGGCCAAGTAGATAGTAGCAGTTTACAGAATCCTTTTGTCCGATACGGTGTGCCCGGCTTTCTGCCTGATCGCAGTCGGCATACGTCCAAGGAAGTTCGATAAAAGCAACATCACTAGCAGCCGTGAGCGTAATACCTGCGCTGGCCGCTTTGATGGAACAGATAATAACGTCTGTCTTCGGATTCTTCTGGAAGGCATCGACAGAGGCCTGCTTCTCTTGCATATCCTGTCTTCCGGTGACGCATACGGCAGAAGGAAAAGCGACAAGCAGCCGGTCTACAATTTCATGCAGGTTGCAGAATAGGATAATCTTTTTTCCATTTTCCCGGAAGTCCTTCACGAAATCGATCACCTCTTTTAGTTTCCCTCGTGCGGTAATGTCTTTCAAGATACCGATACGGACCATTACTTCGCCCTTCAGCGATTTCTGAATCTTCTCGTCGTCCACTTCTTTATATCGTTTCAGGTAATCGATCAAGTCGCGTTCAGCATCCAGATATTCTTTGCGGTTCGTTATCTCACAGGTAACAATCTGACGAACCTTATCCGGGAGCTGGGTGAGTACCTTCGATTTTTCACGGCGGAAGAAGCAATGTTGCCATAGCTTATAGTTTAGCTCCTTTAGATTGCTTGCCTGGTTAGGACCAGAACAATACCGAAGCATGAAACCTTTCCATCCGCCCATATCGATCATGCGGTCCATGATACCTAATTGTGCTACCAAGTCTTTTGGCTTATTGACGACTGGAGTACCGGTCAGCAGGATAATATACTCCTTTCCGGTCGCAATACCCTTACAAAACTTGGTCTGCTGGGTGGCTGTTGATTTTACTTTATGCGATTCATCTATTATCACGGACTTGAACAACTTGATTGTGTTGTGAAATTCGACATCTTTCAAAGTCCACTTCTCCGCTTTCGTGATTCGTCGGACAAAGTATTTCCGCAGGCTCTCATAATTTACGATGAAAACCTGGTTCATTCCAGTTTGCCAGAAGAAAGGCCAGCTATCGCGGACGGAATCAGTTAATACCATCGCTTTCTTGTCTGTAAACTTATGCCATTCCCTTTGCCAATTGATCTTGACAACATTCGGGCAGATGACCAAGCATGGGAAGGCTCCGGCCTTGTTGATGGTGGCGATGCTTTCTAACGTTTTGCCCAAGCCCATGTCATCGCCATTGATAAACCGTTTCAGTTGCAAGCCTCGTGCAATTCCTTGCAGTTGGTAGGGATAAGGCTGCACTTTCAACCCGTGATCCCCTTCCAGTTCCGGCATATCCGGTATTTGGAATGCAATATCTTCCTCTGCCTGTGATTGGGAAACTGTTCCCCATTGTACCGGTTCGAAATGACGGACGTAATAGGTCAGTTGGTCTAACTCAGCTTTGCATTTATTGGTTGCCGGAATCATCCATGCGCCCGTTTGTTTGTCCCACCAGCGGATGGAAACAGAGCTTTTCAGCTTGTCTACAACCTGCTGGCGGTATCTATCAAACGTCACCGCATAACATTGTCCTTTTTCAGTATTTTGCAGTGTAATTGTCATAGTGATAGGTGTTATGCAAATTCGTCAAATGCTTTTATCTCTTCGGCAGCCTCCTGCATTTCCGCTTTTTTCCGGCGACCGCGTTTCTTTGGTTTGGATTCAGCCTCGCCAGTAATATCGGATTCTTCGGGAACATCGAAATCAAACGATTCTTGTTTGATTCCATATTTCCCACCGAACAGGTATGCGTCCACCTCGTAGTCAAGACGGCTGATTATCTGTTTCAAAGCCTCCCCATACGGATATCCCTCGCCGGATTCGTCCTCGAATTTGGTAAACGGGACGGAGAGGTTAAGGACTTGTCCGCTTTTCAGCAGCTTTTGTGCTTGAATGGAAACGCCGGCCGACTCGTCTGATCCACCTTTGCTGTACCCCGTGACAACGATATTCTTCAGCTTTTCGTTCAGATCATCCTCCGATGGGTTTTCAATATTCACGACTTGGGCTTCCTGCATTTCGCAAATCTTGACAGCATGGGGTTTTAACAGGCTTATGGCATACAACAGGTCTGGATGGACGAACTGCTGGGACGATTTGGTTACTTCGTTCTTGTAATTGGCTTCTACAAACCGTTCGGTATAGTCAGCCGTCACCTGGTTGTTTTTGAGTTTAACTTTCTGGATTTCATACACCGGCTGTTCTTTAACTAATTCTTCTTCCATACTATTTAAAATTTAGGATTGTTATAACTTTGAGGCGCTAAGGCCATTTCTGCTTTTGCTTTACTGATTACAGTACGACACCACTCAAGTTGATGGGTCGCGGTCCGGTTCAAACGCTCACACCAATCGACAAGATATTGTTCATCTTTACACAGACTATCGATAATAGCATTTACCGCCTTGGAGGTAGCCCCGGCACGTGAGGCCGTTTCCCGTAACGTATCGAATACCTCTGATTTCTTTTTCCCGTTCAGATGGTATTTGGCATCTGCTAACAGTTTCCCGGTCCGGGCGATATAGACGGCAAGATCGTTTCCACGTAGGACAGCTTCTTGGACTTCTTCACTCATGGTAATATTCAGATAGGAATCAATAGCAGCCAACTCGTTGGATATTTTATCTATGGATGTGATGTTTAAATTCATGTCTGTTTGTCTTTAAAATATATCTTTCGAAAAAAGGATATCCTATTTATTTTCAACCGAACAGCATCCACCAGCGGAAGGTAAGTTCTTCGTATTTCTCTTTCCCTCTCCGGTAGGTCTGCTCGTCTCGTCTGATGAATGCTTTAAACACTTTCTGGTTCTTCTTGGATATACCATAGATGAAATCCTGACGACTTCCGGCAATGTCCATATACCAGGCACGGGAACGGTCCCAATCGAAGAAGTCAATCGCTTCGTTGAACTGCTTTTGCGTTTGGGCGAAGGTCGTTTTCAGGTCCCCGCCGAATCCGAATGTCGGAAGCCACCAGTCCCATTTGCACCGGGTGTCGAGAGTGTATTCAAAGTTGCCATATTGGAAACATTGCGCCTTATTGACCATGAACCGTTGTGTTTCGGCTTTTTCCAAGACTAACGCAAGCATCGGGTCATGCCGGGCTTCCATCCGGAGCGACTTCTTCATGGCCTCTGCCAGCTCCCAATCCTCGCCGGAATACAAGACATCGTCCACCATGTGTTTGTCGTACCTTACCCGTTCCGGTTCGGTAAGCATCGCATCGAGCAGGCTGCCGAACTTGAAAGCTTTCTCCTTATCCCCGTATTGTGTACGAGGATAGAGGAGGTTCTTTAGTTCTGTCAGGTCGGAGTTGCTAACTTCCGACCGTTGGTAATACATATCTTGCATCTTCTTCTTTGAGTTTTAAGTATTCAATGACCGCGAAGTCAAATTCAAAATTGTAAGTGTTATCCATCAGCCACCGGAACCATTTGCGACCCTCTTCCGTATCGAGAATCTTTTTCAGAATACTGGGTTGCTTCCGGTATTTTCCAAAGTTTATCCATGAGGACAGATATAGTTTCTTTTTCATATCATTTGGCAGTTACATTATCGACATACTTCACGAATGCGGACTGAATTTGCTCTCCGTCCTTATTCACAACTTTCTCGCAATAGGTAATCATCTTCTTGTGAACCTTTTCAAGATCCTCCATATTCATATTGATTCCTTCGCGCATGAACCACATCTGATACACCTGCATGAATCCTTGCGGATTGGTCACTTGTATCTTCTTCTTGACTTTGGCTTTTGTTGGGGTGGGCGACATACTGGCGGCAGAGAAATCGAAAGCGGCTTGTACTTCGGCGGCGGCTTTGTCGGCTTCCGCTTTGGATTTGGCCTCTTCTTCCCGGCGTTTGCGTTCTTCTTCTTGTCGTTTCCTTGCTTCGGCTTCCCTCTGTTTGCGATCTTCTTCCAAGCGGGCAGCTTCGGCTGCGTTGGTGCGGCGCAGTTCTTCCTGCTCTTCCAACTGTTTGCGAAGGCTGGGAAGTTTGTCAATCAGATCTTGTTTCAGTCCGGTTATTTCAAACGTATAACGTTCGGTATATTCGCGTTTCTTTTGTGCGGCCACCTCATTTTTGATAGCCTTGCGGGTTTCCGCATCCATGTAGAAGGTTTGTTTGTTGTCAGAAACATTCTGAATGAACGCACTCCAAGAAAAGTTGGTTCCTGTTTCGGAAATTTGCCGGCATACCTCGTTGTAGGTAGCAAGGGTGGCACGGCTGAACATGTTGTTCAGTGCGTTGATATGCTTTTCCACGTATGAAGCGTACGCCATTTCCAGCATGACAGTAATATCCGACCGGTATTGCGCCTTTTCGTTCTCCAACATCTGTTTACGGCGGGCCTCCTCTTCCCGTCGCTTTTGTTCGGCAATCTTCTTGGCCGCGTATTTGTTGCGGGCCTGTTGGAGCTTATAGGGAATAGTGGTGACCGATTTGACGTCGATGGCCGATTCCAAAGAAGTAAACGACTTACTGACCGTAGCCAGAAGTTGCGTCAATGGCTTGCGACGCTTGTTCATGTTTTCTACTGTTATTTTCGTCTTCGCCAAATACTCTGAGACCGTCGCGTCCAGTTCATCCGAGCTAATACCTCCTTCCGCTTCAATGGTGTCCAGAAGTGCTTGTCCGGCCTGGTTGCAGGCCGATACGGAAGTCTGGTTACGTTGCAAGGTGGCAGGAGCCGATTGCATGATTTGATTGAACTCTTCCACTTTGATAAGAGAATTGTTAGCTTGTGTATCCATTTTGATAAATTTTTGAGTGATTGATTGAGTGTATTAAAATCCGGCTTCTTCATCTTCTTGTGATATTTGGGCTGTTATACCTGATGCGGGTACCGGTTCCGTTTGCGGTTGCTCTCCGAATCCCTGTAAAGGATTTTCCGATTTGGGTTGAAGGGCTTGTGGTTGCTGCACGGTCTGGTTGGGCTGGATAACGGTTGTTTCTTCCAATCCGTAGTCAATATCCTGCGGTTCTTCCTGTGTCTCAAATACTGTAAACTTTCCGGTCCTGACTTTGGGATATCCGTCGAATGCGTGTTTGATCAGCTTGCTTTCCAAGAAGCCTGGATCGATGCCACCTTCGTTTGAGGTATAGAGAGCGTTTGCTTTGCCTTCCTTCTGCCGGGTTTGAGGGTTCCAACGTTGATTGTTTTTGAAGCTGTATGCCTCCAGGCGCTTGATATCGCCCTCCATCATCCAATGCCAGTCCACAGTGCCGTCAGCACGGACGATACGGATAAAGCCGCCGATAACCTTGTTTGATTTGCGGGGACAGGCTGCCTGGTAGGTAACCGTCTTTACGCCATCAACTAAACCGGGAGAGAAGGTATCGCCTTCATAGCAGACAACCGGATTATCCACATACCGAACCTGTCCGGCACGCTGGCGCATCACCAATTCGCCATATCCGGTGATGGACAGATAAGCGCGTTGTTCGTAGATATCGTTACCATTGTTATCCTTATAGCCGGTCTTTGTGTTGCGTGGGAGGACATAGCAGTGGGGGCGTCCCGTTGGGTCAAGGGAAAGGCCGTTTACGGCAATATCCAAGAAGCAACCGTATAAGGACAAGGGAGTACATCTTTGCAACTCCGGTTTGTCCTGCAAGATTTTCCGAAAGTTGAACTTTTCCTTTTCATAAATCTGCGTCCCTTGATCGGTTCCCCAGATCGCATTGTACATGAGTATGAACTTTTGTTCTACCCGGCTGTCATCCGCAATCATGAGCGGATTCAGCTGATTCAGTTCAGCCACTTTGATTTGAATTTGATTTGACATGATTCTATCGTTTAAAAAGTTAATTACCAATATTTCTTTATCGTGTAAACCATTGCCAAGCAACCAAATGCAGTAACTATATGCTGGAAATGGCCCAGACAGATAGCGACAGTACCAAGTATGACAAGCGTTCCAAACAGAATGTAAAATCCCCACCTCGCTACTTGAGCGAGTTTCCAGTAATTTGTTTTCATACATCAATGATTAATTGGCAAAAGCCGTTTACTTGTCTTTGAAATAGCGAGTTGGATTTATGTTGTAAACATCCTCCGATAACCCTTTACCTGGAGTGCCTTGCCGTGTTAATGATTCATTTAGTAATCGTATGGATCCAGGGCGCATTTATACAAGTCTTCTAACCTGTATTCGATTTTGCCCGGCCGTTTGTAACGTTGTAATCTTCCTTCTTTCACCCACCGTTCAATATTCTGCCTGCCAAAACGTACATGAGCCTCTTTTTGCCCTATGAATTCCCGGACTCCTGCTTGTATCTTTGTGATTTGCAGGGCCAGATATTCAATTTCAATCTTCCGTAAAGAAGGAATACTTTGATAGGTTGTGTCGGGTTGCATGATTATTCACTTTTACAATTGTATAGATTGATAATCCTCGTTAATTCCATATTTGACAAAGCGGTAACATGCCTCAAGATTAAGATAATTGCACGTCATAGCCTTGTCATATTCAACTTTTAGTTCCAGTATTCGGAGTCGAAGCTTGACATCATCTTCCCGTTTGGAGGCATCTATTTTAAAAGTGTCCAATTGGATTATATTTTTAGCAGCCTTTATACCTCTTTCCGTAAGCCAATTATAGATTAGTTTACGTGTTATTTCTCCAACACCACGGGATTCGGATATACGTTTCCAATCAATCGCTTCCAATTGTTCATTGGAAAGATTACGCACTTCTCCTAAGCTGTAATCGGTATTACGGAATATAGCATAAGCCATTCTATCAGGCATTGGTGTGTTTACTTCCATAGATTATTCGCTTTTAAAAAGATTCTTTTCGTTTGCATATCGCATGAACTCCGCCATGGAGTGTATCGAGAGTTTTCGGAACACGTTCTTCCGATGGTTCTTTACGGTGTGCGACGATATGAAAAGTGCTTCCGCAATCTCTTCGTCTTTTTTACCGTAATAGCAAAGTTCCATGACCCGAAACTGGGCATCCGAAAGGCTGCTATTGAATTTGGGGTTGCAGATAATATTGAAGAATTTACATTCCCCACGCAGCGGACAACCGACAAATTCGAAATGAAAATTCCAATTCTCGTCAACATCGACCATATTATCATACAGCCCGAAGTTGCATTTGATAAACCGTCGGACCGCCAGGAAATCCCGGTAGCACTTGTTACCATCATAGCGAGCATAATATTTGCGAAGAGCCGCATAAGCCTCGGGGTAAAACTCTTCCAGCACTTCCAGAAAACGCTGGATAAAGTTGGTATCCGATTCCTTCAGGTTATGCTCCGGCATACCTTGCTCACGGATGGTTACTTCACCCTCGGGAGTGGTGTAGAACTCTATTGTGCACATAGTCTCTCCTCCTTTGGGAATAACTCGCTGGCAGGGATACCAAGTTCTCTTTCTATCACTTCTTGGGCTAACGCGTCCGGTTGGTAGACTCCCGCTACCCAACATCTGACGGCCGATTCAGATCGTTTGGTAATGGTGGCTATCTTTTGGATGAAAGCCTTCTTAGGCGGCGTGTTGTCCATGGAGAAGTAGATCTCTCTGAATGAACGAGCACCAATCTCATGACCTTGTAGGTTTAATTTTTCCATTTTTGCCTCCTTACATTATTATATATGTTCTGTACTTTGTATTTTCGCAACTACTATTAATCATTACAGGTGCAAATATATATCAAAGTTTCAAATTCTGCAACTATTAATTTCAGATATTGAAATTAAAGTTCATTTTAGGTTACAACTATTTGATAATCAATGCGTAAATTTATTTATGGAGAAAAAAGAAGAAATAAAGATTCATCCTGTAGTTGAAAATCTTAGAAAGATAATGAGAGACAGGGGGTTAATACAGGCTACTATGGCTCAATATGCGCAAACTACGCCTTCTCAGTTTAGTAAAATTCTTAATGGTAGTGTTCAGATAAGTATTTGGCAACTTTCAAATATTGCAACAGGACTTTCAATGGATATAATAGACCTTTTTACTTATCCTAAAAGGTATGTTGATTTGGATTCTATACGAGTAGATTCAAAACAAGAGATAAAAGCAACTCTCACAATTGAACTTGGACAGGAAAAGAAGGATCAAGTATTTCGTTTCATCTTCGGAGATAATGATGTTAAAATATTAAATAGGTAGTAATATGGAAGTACTTACAGTTTCTAATAAAATAAGGGAAATAGATATTCTAGATATTATTGATATAATTCAATGTACTGGAAATGAGTTAGAGTTTAAAGGTGCAGACCTTCCTATTGATCCACATATCTATCGGTATTGCATTTTGGTTGTTGATGGTGAACGTATTCCGATAGTAGATGATTTCAGAACTGTCTGGTTTAAAATTAAAGAAGAATTGCAAGAATTGAATGTTTCAAAAGTAAGTCCAAACTAATGAAGATGTTGTTAAGTTGGCATTTGTAGATAGAGTATGGAAGAAGATAGGTAAAAGGGTATGGAAGAAATAATACATTCTCATAAAAAAATATATTGGATTTTCGGTAGTTGTTGTGTGATTTCTATATTAATATCTATATGTGCTATTGCTATAGCTACTTCTAGAGTTGGTAAAACTGAATTTGATCCTAATGGCTTTTATGGTTGGACGGTTGCTGTGTTATCTTTTCTGGTAACAATTCTTATTGGATGGCAGATATTTAATTATTTGAGTTTTCAACAATATTTGAATTCTAAGATAAAGGAGACAACAAGAACTATATCAGAAAATATGCGAGAATTTGTGTTGGGTATCCAAGACTACTCAAAGGCTTATACTCTTAGTAATAATTTTGCTATAAATATCGTATGTCTATGGGAGTTTTCGGAGATATACATTCTTTATACATCTTCAATTGTACATTTTTTAAAATTTAAAGGAGATAGTTCTTCCAATTTAGATGATTGTATGTCGGGGATAAATAAAGTATTAGATTGTATTGATGATGTTGTGGATGAGTATTTAAAATTTCCCAAAGTTGATATATATCGTGATAATATTGTGAATTTTAATTTAGATATTGATGATCGATTCTTGATATTAAAAGCTATGATTTTGATAAGTGATAATCAAGATGTTATTGATAATTATAATAAAGCTGAAATTCGAAGGAAAAAAATAAATGATATAAGAAATAAAATTATTGCGGAAAATATTAATCGAATGTTTGTTGTTTAGATAAGTAGCATAATCTAAGTGATAATATTGTGTTTTCATAATGTAATGGTGCTCTAAATTGTAAAATAGATATGGAATATATCAAAGTATACTTGTCTTAGTTTAAAATAATTGTATGGAAGATAAAGACAAAATAATAGCCTCACTCCGGAAACAGCTCAAAGATGCTATTAGCCGGTGTAATGCCTTGGAGCAGGAAAATGCTCTATTGTCGTATCAACTTGAAAAGAGGGAAAAGGAATGTCCGGAATCACATTAA